GTGGTCGGGCGGGGGAGATACTTGCGAGCTACTACTTAGAAAGATGCGGTATGCCGTGTTCTATTGTGGACCGCTTTGGTACGGACATCTGGGCCCGGGGACCGGGCGGACAGTATTTCTCTGTAGAGGTTAAATCAGCACGGATTCAGCCATCACCTTATAATTCCTATGTTTTTTCTGTTAGAAACAAAACAGCAGACCAGTTTGTGCTGATCTGCGCTGATAATTCATTAATTCGTATTCTATCGAGGGACGCCCTGATGCGCCTATGCCCCGGCGGGTCATTTAGGCGCAAGGGCTCCTTCTTCACTGAAGAGCTTATGTGGGAAGATATAAGCCGTATTAAGGCGGAATACTCTTAAGCGTAAGCTTTAAAGTAGGGCTATACTATATATTACCGCCCGGGAGTGTACTTCCCACTATATCATGAATAGCTCACTTTGTAAATACCCTAACGGTTGACTTCAGCCCTGTATATGATATAATGGATATTAGATGATCAATCTGATCTACATCCGTGCTGCCATTGAGCAAGCCACGGGACACCATCTAACTTTAGAGCGTGTAAGGGATCTCCTCGTAGAGGAGGGCCTGATTACGGCAAAGCAAGCTAGAGAGAAAGCTACCATCTTCAGCGGCTACCGAGATTTCTATTCTTACGATTCCGCATCCAAGGATACTAAGGATAAGAGCGTTGATGAGGGTTTACCAGATAACTATATTTAGGAGGACTTGAGATGCCACAAGGTAAGGGAACTTACGGAAGTAAGGTTGGTCGGCCACCGAAGGACAAGAAGAAGTCTGCTAAGATGAACTACGGCGGCATGGCTAAGAAGACTACGCCGAAGATGATGATGGGCGGCATGGCTAAAAAGAAGACTGCTAAAAAGGCATAGCAGGTATTAAATACCACCATAAGTAAGACGTTTATTAAGATGATATAATAACCTTAGCGCAATGGAGGTTATTATGCGGAAATTTCTAAGTACCCTATGGAAGAACTTTGAAAACTATCAACTACGCCGAGCTTCTTATTGGCAGCTCCAGCATTTATCTGACTCTCAGCTCAGAGACATAGGCCTATCTCGCGGTGAGATACATTATGTTCTTCGCTACGTCAGAGAGTAGGAATTATGGAATGTGGATCGGGGTGATATTGATTTGCACTAATATGCAATCGGCACACAGCTGCCAAGCAATGGTCCGCAATACAGTTCTTTTCGAGAATGAGAACGAGTGCCGTGAAACGGTGCCTCAAGAATTAGAACAAATGATCTCTAAGTTTGGTGGCTGGGGCCATTCTAATTGCCTACCTCTCCCGACTTACGGAGTGGCTCTTTAATCGTAGCTCTGGGGAGGGCGTATCGTGATTGACCCTCTTTCTGCTATGGCTGCAGCTGGGCTGGCATTTAACACTTTTAAGAAAGTTATTGGCGCTGCCAAGGATGTCGAATCCATCTCAAAAACTTTGGGGGATTGGTATGGTGCCTGTGCAGATGTAAATGCAGCTGAGCGCCAAAGAAATCAGCCTACGTTCCTTGAAAAGATGTCTGCAGGTACGGACAATATAGATGCTGAATCTATTAAGATCCTAATGCATAAGAAAACACTTTTAGCCAGAGAAAAAGAGATAAAATTCCTTTTGGACATGAAGTGGGGTCATGGTACATACACCGAGCTCTCCGATATGCGTAAGAAGATGCGCGAAGAGCGAAGACAGCAAGAACACGCTCGGATAGAGACTAAAAGACAGATAGCTAACAACGCTGCTGTAGGCGGATTATCTCTAGGAATTATCAGTGTGCTGGGGGGAGGTGTATACCTCCTGATGCTAGCAATATGAACGCGATTATTCCGCTTATCCTTATCGGATCTTTGGTTACCCCGGAATACGTTACCTGCAGCTTATGGAAGCGTACAGAGGGCGTAGATGGCAAGGTTTGCATCTATCGAGGGGCCAACGGAACTATAGCATACCACTATGCACAGCGCAGTTTCACAGAGTGTCCTCGCCAGTTCCAATGCCGTTATACGCCGAATGCTAAAGCCAAGATTTCAATCAAGGATATCATGAAAGGTATATCGGATGGCTTCTGACGTAACAAATATATCCTCGATGTACCGCCCACCAGCATTTCGGCAAACGCAGCCAGCCAATATCCCTATAGCACTTGGTCACAATAAGAACCTTATCCCGGCGGTTGTACCGCCGACAGCATACGACCTTACATATGACCGCTTTTCCCGCCTAGTGCCGAGGGTGTCCCTCGGTAAGATGGTTAACTTGGTGGTGTAATTGTGGCTACTGCTAAGAAGTATTCTAAGGTTGTTAAAAACCCCAAAACAGGCCGCAAGAAGACTGTTCGATATGGGGCTAAGGGCTACAGCATTGCTCCCGGGACTAAGCGGGGAGACAGCTACTGCGCCCGTTCACACGGGCAGATGAAGAAACATCCTAAAGCAGCTAAAGACCCAAATAGCCCACTACGGTTATCTAGGGCTAAATGGAAATGTAGCGGTAAGAAGTCGAGGCGGAAGTAATGTCACTAGTAAAAAATATGAACGCCCGTAAAAAAGCGGGGACTTCACGGCCAAAAAAGAAAAGCACCGTGTCCCCCAAAGCCTACAAGGACATGAAGGCTGGATGGCCTAATTCTGCAAAGAACAAGGCTAAAAAGAAATGACTGATGCGCGATTGAAGCGTATTGAGGACAAGTTGGATACTTTATCCGAAGCAATTGTCCAGATGGCTCGGATGGAGGAGCGGCTGATATCGCTTTTCAAGCGACTTGATCGTGCCGATGAGACCTTCAATAAATTAGACCAACGTATGGATCAGCTTGAGCAAACCAGCATCAAGCGCGGTCAAACCATAGCCTTCGCTGAACGATTGTTTTGGATCGTTATGACCGGGGCTGTGGGCTTAATATTTGTATATTTAAGGTAACCTATGGAAAAGAAGAAAAAGGCGCTCACAGAGCGACAGGAGCTATTCCTTGATAAGCTCACTGGCGAGGCCAATGGGGATCTCCGCACAGCAATGACTATGGCTGGGTATTCCGAGACCACTGGTATTAGAGAAGTTATACGCCCGATACAGGACGATGTGATTGCTGCAGCATCTATGATGCTGGCGGTGAACGCTCCCAAAGCAGCTGCTAGCATGGTCGGTCTATTACAGGATCCTAATGTTCTTGGAGCCCGTAACTTAGTGGCCGCATCTAAAGAGATCTTAGATCGATCTGGCGTTGTGAAGAAAGAGACGCTGGAGATTACAGGAGCTGAAGGCGGTTTGTTTATCTTACCTCCAAAACAAAATGAGTGATCCTGATTTCCCAATTAAATACCGGGCTAATAAGACTGCCCGTATAGCCTTCGGCTACATGCCATCCGAAGATGACCCTCTGGTTCTAGTTCCTGATCCTTTCTTTATGCCGTTCATTAAAGAGGCATTGGATTTTATAGACGCTAAGGGCTCTCTGCGAGAGACCGCTGCCTACCTTACAGAGAAAACTGGGCAGAAGATTAGCCACCAAGGCATTAATCTGATCTGGAAAGACCGCCGGGGAACTGACCCTAAAAACGCTCGGGAAAAGTCTCAGCGTAAGCAGCGCAAGAAGTACGCCCCTAAAACTGGTCCTGAGAAGGCTAAAGCTAAAGTTAAACGCAAGGCTGCAGATGCAAAACGCACTCTGACCATGCAAGAGAAGAAGCTCGCTAACTGGGTAGACTACAAAAAAAAAGAGTCCCCAGAGGATGTCGCACAGCCGATACACAGCGAGCTCCCCGCGCCTCCAACGCTTTCGGACACACTAGATTTCGAGGCAGCTCCAAGTGAGCGTGAGGTGGTTTTTACACCTAATGCGGGTCCACAAACAGAGTTCCTTGCCGCTATGGAACGCGAGGTTCTCTATGGAGGAAGCGCCGGGGGAGGTAAAAGCTACGGGCTACTTGCAGACCCCTTAAGGTACTTTGGAAACAAGAACTTTAGTGGTCTTATTCTCCGCCGCACCAATGACGAGCTAAGAGAGCTTATATACAAATCCCAAGAGCTTTATCCCCAAGCGTATCCCGGGGCGAAGTGGATGGAGAAAAAGTCCCAGTGGGTATTTCCTAGTGGGGCTAAGATGTGGATGACCTACCTTGAGCGAGACGATGATGTTCTACGTTATCAAGGTCAGGCTTTTAGCTACATAGCTTTCGATGAGCTCACGCAGCACCCTAGCCCATATGTATTTAATTACATGCGCTCTCGATTACGGACCACGGATCCTGATCTACCCATATTTATCCGTGCCACAACCAACCCGGGTGGCCCCGGACATGGATGGGTGAAG